ATAGTATCACTAACATTTTCCGGTGCAATGAGGGGATTTTCCACAAAGAAATAGAGATATCCGATAGAGTTGTCGGTTCGCCTCCAGGGGAAAGTATGAACAAATGGGATTTCAACATCATACGTATTAGCATCACGAATGTCCACAACGTGGGCGTAAGTGTATTGCATAGTATTGATGATCATCTCACTGTCCGTGATTTCCTCTCCAGGGATAAACACGAAGCGGATACGCGCTGAGTGAAATTTAGTACAAACGGGCCTGACATAAATGCGAATAGCACCACGCCAGAACTCGAATAGTTTAGAGATGTAAGAGATGTGTGTAAATGTTGTGAATGTGTGTGTAGAATCAACGGCAGTCGTTTGATAACCATCAGCGCTAATAGGGATTGAACCAATCATAGTGCCTTCTGGGAACGATTTTGCAATAGACATATGTCCCATTTCTGGATCATTGATATTGCGCACGTTCGGGATGATATTAGGTCTGTCCACAATCGCAGAAATCGTCATCTCGTCAACTGATCGGCCACTGAGATCCAGATCTGATATGCCCTGATCGTAATTGTGACTTGCTTTGGCACCAACAAAAGTAGTGTCGCAAGTATACAGATCACGATAAGGCAATTGGACAACGCCCATCAGATTCTGAACATCAAGCGGTTTTGACCAGCCTAAGAGATCGGAAATCTTTGAAGCAGCACCAAATGCCCATCCACCAACTCTTGAGAGTCCGCCAACGAATGATGTATCGTGGTTAGCATTCAGATACTTTGAAATACTTCCAAAGGAACTGGATACAATTTTGCTTTTGCGAGTGGCTTCCACAATTCCAGCTAGAGCTGTAGAAGCTTCAACAACAGCAACACGAGGTTGGACACCATAAGTTTTGAGATTCTCAATATTGATGAATAGGGACATGTTGATGGCATTGGGTGAAACAGACGAGGCAAGTGCAATGATTGGAACGATGTGAATGTTACCCAAATATCGGCGGTCAGATGGATCCAAAGGTACCCGAGTAGGATAGAGTGGGATCACATTAGATTCACCGACATATGGGATAGACAAAGTAGCACTGGTGGTCTCGGCTATATTGATAATAACATGCGGACAGCCTGAATAGAAAGTTTGTTTACCAAGAGTGTTTGCTCCAACTGGAACTCCACAACCTGGCGGCGTATATGCAACTAGAAACATACCCAGCATTGTTGGATCGGTATTCCAGGTTAGCTTAATATTAAACGTCCCTGAAAATCCAACAAAGCCACGCAGTTTGTCTAGTGCAGGCATGTTATTGATGATATCAGCGAGAGGCTTAACGTAGTGTTGCTCTTGCTTATATGCATCGAACCGGTGGTAACGACTAAGAATATCAGTAATGTGCTTCATGTCTGAATCAGGCATGGATGGCAAGAAAGGAGTAGTAAATGCTTCGCCACTGGAATTGCCATGAGTAGTATTACCAAACTCGGAAAAACCAGTAACGTCACGATTTTCTTCTAGAATCTCTCCAACAAAAGCATCATTATTGACATTATCATTGATTTGTTTTGTATTATTTACATTGTATTCTTGTGTAGTAGTAGCAGGCTTTATTTACATACCTCATGTCGCTCAGCCTAGTGCTTGTGAGGTTGATTGTACCTTGTTTAGGGGGTTGCCCATGAGTGTGGTTTCCTAAATAGGCACTCAGTTTATCCACTTAAGGAACAGTCTATACAATCTTTGACTCGTAGTTTATAGCCTTCGGGCGCAGGTTCAACTTAGGACCAGTTCAATTCCGGGAAATTCTTCAGGAGCGTTCCATCTCGAATCATCAGCCTGTAATCATGGTAATCACTGTTAACCAGGGTCATTCCGTAGACATCAGCACAGACATTCTTGATCTTTCGGCTATAATCGTTGAAGAGGGATTCATCATGAAGAGCAAGTTCAGCAAAAGCAGCACGAGCGTTCTGAGTTATCACAGTTTCTTCAAAAGTATTACCGTGAATCCAGTTGAAACATTCCATGATCGAAGCCAACTTGAGAGGGGACATCCAGATTCGGTTATCACTGTCAAACACGAAACCTCGCTTCAAAAAGAAACATTGATTAAGTTGTTTAAAACCTGTCATAACACCAGTCTTTTCCTCATCCGTATAGATCATTCCGAAAGTAGCAAATGCTTGTGTCATACTTTCCTGGTTAAACCATTTTGACACTCGTGATGAGATGTTCAATAGATTATCATCACCATAAGCAATCATCGAAACAGTGTCGTTAAACTCTGAGTCGTCAGGTCGTTCCATATAGAAAGTTACTCTGCAAGCGATGGAATTGTACATACTATTCAGAATAGCAGTTGCTGGATTTCCAGAAGGCTGCGAGTGGTTGAGTTTGTACAAGTACTTACCACAGATGTGATATGAATTGACTACACTCTCCCATAGACAACGTCGCACTTGAGCATCGGATTTAGAATAATTAGGACACTTCTCATAATATTCCTCGATCACATTCAAAATTGACCATAGGATATCAGGATGAAGAGTTCCATCATAATTACTAAAATCTCCTGCAACATGCTTGTCACCGTACTTCAACAAGTGTTTCGCCAGTTTGTCCCATTCAAGAGATTGACATCGAATTCCAACAGCACTTTCCGTATCTATACGTTTTTCCATAAGAAAAGCGATGAACGAAATAAAATACATGCGGAACGCAATGACAAAATCCATTGGTGCAGCAGCAAAAAC